TAGTATTAGTTGTACCTGTATTACATTCATCGTGAAACAAGTATTGATAGTAAGTATCTGAATCTTTTTGTTGACCTATTAATACATCATGTTGTATAATATCTAATGCACCATACCTAAAATCAAATGTAGAGTTTGTCCAAAGTATAACTTCAAAACTGTTATCAGTATTACTACGATTATACTCTCGCATATTATACCAACCAAAGACTGTCTTATCACTAAAGTTCTTGGCTAACATCTTAGATTGATTATCTCTGATGAGGTCAGTCCAAAATGGAAACAGTGTGTAATTGTATTGTGGAAGTGGGTCAGGTGTATAATCACCACAGTAATTATTATAATTGACGTTACCTGTACCTAACCCAAAATGCAGACAGCCATTCGTAGCCATACGAGCAGATGTAAATTGTTGATCGTAAAAGTTAAAGGTAAAATCTAAATTAAAAGCAGACGAAAGCTGATCGTCTCCTGAGTTTAGACTGGTGGTGTTTGATTCGTTTGTAAGGTCTATTAAAGGTTGATTACCTTCAGGTATGTATTGACTAAATACATTAAGACTTAATAGACACGCTACTGCGTAGCATAAAATTCTTTTTTGCATTGCCTTTTAGTTTTAGTTTTTCTTGTATATATAACTTTAACTGCCCCAACAACATCTTTGTTAATCTTATCTCTGTTAGGGTTTCTATCGTGTGTGCATTGCTGTATAAAAAGTTTTTCTTGCTCTTTAGCATCGGGTCTTTTAGATTTGTTTTCTGCCCAAGCAACTGTAGCTTCTTTACCTATCTTACCTTGGTAAGGGCAAGGAGTACCAGCCATTTCCATAGCTTTAAATACTCTTGGGTCTTGACAAAGTATAGATACTGAAGCTACTTTCATACCGGTATCATAGAGATACTTGGAAAGTTTTAAGCGTTCACAGTTCTCGTCAGTCACAGTTGCTCCTGTAGAGAACCCAAATACTTGCCCTTGAAACGCACCAGACCGACCTACCGTACATAAGTCTTGTGAATAAGACATTATAGATGGGGCAATAGCAGAAGCAGGAGGTGCTTTGCTTTTGACATTCTGATTAATTGTTTGGGTAGAGTTAGACTCATTAATGTTTCTGTTAGTATTATCAGACTTAGTATTATTTATATTTGTATTTGTGTTATCAGTCGTAACATTAGAGTCTGATGTAGATTGATTAATGTTTGTATTAGTATTTGTATTAGTATTATTACTTGTAGAATTACTTGTATTATTTACATTTTGATTTACTGTAGAATTTACAGTAGAGTTTGATGTAGATGTTGAAGTATTTATATTAGTATTAGTATTATTATTAGTATTAGTATTTGTAGAGGTAGAGGTATTAATGTTATTATTAGTTGATGTATTAACATTAGTATTATTATTGGTCGAAGTATTAGTATTTGTATTTACATTAGTATTACTATTCGTATTAGTATTTGTATTAGTATTATTATTTGTATTATTATTAGTATTCGTATTAGTGGTTACTGTAGTATTGATAGTAGTCAAACCATTATCCTCACAATACTGCGTTCCAGATGTACAGTTTCCTGTTGGTTCTGCACTTAATGCAAACGAAATACCAAACAAACTAATTAATATTAATGGTAAAAAAAAGTCTTGGTTTAACGACCTTCTTGTCATTTCTTTTCTCCTCCGGGTTTTTTCGAACTGTTAGTATATAATCCAAACCATGCAGCACCAGCACCAACTACCACTGATATAAGTCCTGATTGTTGCATTGTTGGGTCTTGTAAATCCATAAACCAAAATGTAACATAGTATAAAAGATACATGTAGATACTTAAAAAAGCTCTAGGTATTATCCTCCAACTGTCTACAGCTTGAGCTATAAATATTAATTTTTGATAAGGGTTATCATTTTTTTCATCTTCTAACTCTCTTATCCTATCTTTTAATTCTGACTTTTCTTGTAGCAAAGCCATGAATTTATTAAGGTCTATCTCAACCTCGTTTCTGTCCATGTCGCCACTAAATCCACCCATCATATTCTGTTGCATAATATCCTCTTACTTTTTAACTAAGCTACCACCAAAATACATACCGATAATAGCTGATACAAGGTTTGTATCTAATTGTGTTATTACCAAACCTTGAAAAGTTATCCATTCAAATACTTCTCTATCGTCTGTAAAGAATAAAAAGCCCGGTTGAAATAATGTATAGCCAACTGTCACATCTACATCAGGATAATATACTGCTACAAGTTTAGGAAGTATAACAATTGCAAAGATAGATGAGAGTGCAATGATACGTCTTGTCCATTGAAAGCCCACATTCTCTACATTTCTTGCAGACTCTACAGCTTTTAATTGGAACTCGCCACGAGTAATCAACATCTTTTGCTCATCTTGTTTAGCCTTCATACGTTGAGACCATAGACTTAACATACTACTAATTAAAGTAGAACCGAGCATTGTTATAATTTCAAAAGGGAACATATTATTTATCCAGTGTTAAAGTTGTTTCAAGTAAATCGTTTATAGAATCTAATAAATACTCTGGTACATCTTTACCAAGTATATCATCTTCGTTGTATGCAACCATGTAAGACTCTATAAGGTCTTCATACAATGGTCTAAATTCTTCTCGTTTTATCCAAGGCTCGTTACAAATTGTACGAGCTTTGCAATCTATACGATAAGCTTTGTCTAATTGTTTCTCTGTGTAAAGTAGCATTAGTCAATCATATTGAATAGTTTATTAGCCATATTTATTCTTCTATCTAAATGTGGAACTGAAGGTTTTTCCCAGATATTACTAAAATCTACTGCAATGTCTTCTGCAGATTTTTCATTAAATGATTTTTGTAATGTGTTAGCATTACCTCCACCAATTTCTCTACCTGTTTGAATAGTATCGTGCATATATTCTAATTGTGCAGCCATATTATTTATTTTATCTTCTTCAAATCCTCGTTCAGACAGCCAAGCATTATAATCATTCCTTTTATTATCTAATTGAAACAAACCAAAACCCTCTCCATTTATTTGTTTTTGTTTTGGGTCATACGTATAACCAGTTTCAACCCCAATGTTTGCAATAATACCAGCCCTAGCTTCTTTACTGTAACCCTTGCCTTTTAAATAAGTATTTATTTCTTGCATTCGTGCTTGAGATTCATCTCCACCATTACTAAAACCTAACCTACTCATCTGCTCTTGGTAAGGTTCACCAGTGTACGGATTAATTCTATCTGCTGGGTTTTCTTTAGTAAAAGGTACGTTGTCTTCTCCTTTTATTAGACCACCTTTAGCTTGTTGTTGCCTTATAAATTTTTTAGGATTTTTTAAAATATTTACAACTTCTCTGTCTTCTTCACTTAAATTATCTTCATATTGTAATAATGGTAATACACTTAATTGATTATATAATTTTTTATAACTTCTTTTAAATTGTTGATAACTAACGCCCGTATAATCAGATGCATTATATAAAGCTCTTATTTGTCCATCGGTTAAACGAATAGGCTGAAAATTATTATCATAAGATGACAACCCTTTTCTTTCTATAGAACCTATACCTGTACCATTTACATTTTTAATAGACTTTTTAATGTCTTTGGTGGTTACTCCTAAAATTCTAGCTCCTTTTATAGCTCTGTTTAAAGTCACGTAATCCCTATAATATGCTCTATTAGCTCGTAAATAACTTTCTAATACATCCTCAATTGTTTCTATTTTTGATATATCTAATAAGTCTTGAGTATTTTCGTAATTTTCATTAAATTCTTTTATTTTAAAAAATAAATTTCTTTTTATATTATCAGTATTAACAGAAGTATAATTTAAACCTGTTAATTTACCTACAAATTCGTCTTCTGCTTCTTCTATAGATAATTCTCCCTCTCTTAACTCTCTAGTATATTTAGCTCCCTCTTTTAAAAATCTTGGTATTAAAACTTCACCTATGTATTTACTATTTGCAAAAGTATTTTCTATTGCAGTGTTTTGAGGATTAGTTCCGGGAATAGGATTACCATTTTCATCTTTACCTAAAAATGCTCTTGCTAATCTGTCTGTAAATAATGGTTGGTCAATAAAAGGTTGAACAAATGTTTTTAAAGATTCAGTAGTTGCATTAGCAATTTTATCTGAAACAGTATCTAAAGAAGATTCTGGATCAAATATTTCATCCATAAAAGAATTATATACATTTAAAATTGGAGCATTGGGATCAGAAAAACTTAAATCTACAAATGCTATATTTCCAAATTTATCTCTCTTATAACCTATAGTTCCATTTTTTGACCAATAAGGCAAAGCAACATCTTTTATTGCTTGTTCTTCTTCATCACTAACACCAAAAGCATATTTACTATATCTATTAATACCTTCACTACCTAAATAACCAACAGCCATTTGACTAGATAATCTTTGATATCCTCTTTCAATTAATTCTGGGTTATTTGATCTAATTTCTTGCATACCTCTTGTTAAAGTATGATAATTGTTTCTCCATCTTTCTGCAAAGAAAGAATAAAAATTACCAAATATAGGTATTTTTCTTAACTCTCTAGCACCTAAAGGAACTAAATTATAAGTAGGAAACGTATTTCTAATAATAGTAGCTGCTTCTTTTTCTAATTCGTCTATACTTCTATTAGGAAAAGCTTTTTTAAGAATATTTAATTCTTTTTGAAAAGCAGCTATCCTCCATATATCATCTTCTGCAACATAAGTTTTATTAAAAGTATCTGTTACTTTATTAAATAATCTTTTAGAACTACCATATGCTTGACTAGCAAATGCTCTGTCTAAACTTTTTACCCAATTAGCATCTGTTACATTTTCATTTATTAATCTTTTAAATTCACCCACTCTAACATTTTGATTTACAATACCAAGATTTTGATATTTAATATATAAATCTTGTAAAGCTTTATCTTTATTTGGAGTTCTAGTGTATAGTTCATTAGTTAAAGTTTTAAAAGAATCTCTTGTTTCTTTACTAAAAGGATTTAATCCATTTTGTGCCATAATAATACCACCGCCAATAGTATTACGAGCATGAGTTGTAAAACTATACACAGTTGCTACTGCTTGTCCTATACCTTTTAAAGCTAAAAGAGGAGATATAAGTTTTTCAAAAGACGATGTAGAAGTTTGTTCAAAAAATTTAGCTATTTCTTTAGTTGTTCTCATTCCATTCAAAGGACCAAACTGCTGTCCATTTATGGTAGCAGCAACCCTTGTTCTAGTGGTTGGACTTACTCCTTCTTTAAAAAACCACTTACCGTCTCCTTTAGTGGCTAAATCATCATACATTTTTAAATCAGATAAATATTTACCAAGAGTTTCTATAGTAGTAAAAACAGTTTTTCCTATATCTTCAGTTTTTCTTTCTCCAAAAAACTTTCTTAAAGGTTCATCTATTTCTTTTCTAGTTTGAAATAAAATATCTGCTTTTTTAAAACCATAAACCTTATCTAAATAAAAATCTATATTTTTTGTATTATCTAATAAACCATCTACAATTTCTCTAGCTTCGATACGAGCATTATCTAAACTTAATTTTGCAGTATCATCAAATAAAGAGCCTTGAACAGATTTACTAGCTAGTTTTTCAGCTATACTTTCTACAGCTCCTTCTATAACATCTTCACTTGGTTTATAACTTGGATTTTCAAAGTATTCATAACTTTTTCTTAAATATTTACCTATATTTTTTTGAATAACAAATTTTAAATCTTCAGGTATATTTTTTTGCTCTAATAATAATCTACTTAAATCATCAATAGTATCTCTAGTTCTTACAGCGACATCTTGCAAACCTTTAGGTAAGTTATTTAAAGATATTTCTTTAGATAAATAATCTTCTAACATTTTAGTAACTTGAGGAGCACTAAATTCACCCTCTTTGACAAGCTGTTTAGATTGGTATGTTAAATCATCTAATAAATTTTTTGCTTGTTTTTCAAATCCAACTTTAGCTAGTTCACCATCTAAAATAATATTATGCATTTCTGAACTATAATATCCTCGAGTAGTAAAATATCTTCTTCTTAAATTTCTAATTGTATTTAAAATATCTGTAGTAGTTTTTTTAATTTTACCACCTTCTCTTGGAATAGGAACAAACACATCATCGTCTAATCTATCTTCAATTTTACTAGGAGTAAAAGGTTTTATTTTTTCTTTAAATGGAGCTAGTGTTTTCTTAAAAGTTTCTTTTACTTCTGGATTATCTTTTATTCTTTTTAATACTTTACTCAAACCATCTTTAGTAAGTGATGCAGTTTTAAGAGCTCCTCCTACGATTCCGGTAAAAACTCCACCATCTAACAATAATGTTAGTCTTCTTTGAGCAGCACTACTATCTTCATCAGCATCTAAATATTCAAAAAAATCTCCTATAAAATTATCATCAAGTTCATTTGTTTCTAATTTTTCATTTATAAAACTAGCAACAATAAACATTTCAGGATCATCTGCAAAAACAAGTTGTGAGGATAATTCAGCAGCAGTTAAATCTTTAGCTAATTTAATTTTTTTACTTCGTAAAACTTTTTTATTATCTATTTTTTTACCTGTTTGTTTTACTACATCATCAACATTTGAACCTAGTGCTTTTCTAAACTTACCCATTCCAATAGCAAAAGGAACAATATCTGTTGCAAGTTTGCCAACAATTCCTTCAGGTTCTTGAATAATATTACCATCATAAATATCAGGACCTACTATTGGTTTTAATACAGTAGAAACACCTTTATCTATATTATCATTTCTTTTTTTATTAATTTGATTAACTAATTCATTATATGATATATTTTTATCTTGAGCCATTTTTTCTAAAATTTCTTTTTGCTCAAATGTATTCAAACTAGAACTTATATCTCCTACTAATTTAGCACTGCCTGTAATTAGCTCATTAACAATTCCACCCATAGTCCTTCGATAATTTTTAAAAGGCATATTATTACCTATCCAATCTTTATAAGTTGGTTCAAATTGTTTTTTATAAAAATCAGGGTCTGATTCTAATGGATCAACTGGACGTTGAGGAGATGTAATATTTCTTATATCATCACTCAAAGGCTTTGCAGAATCTTTTGTAGCTATATCTACAAACTCTGCAAAACCAAATTGTTTTTTATAAGAAGGTGTAGTATTGTAAAGTTTTTTTAATTCTTCTAAATCGTTTACATTTTCTACGTTATTTTCATACTTGTATTGTTCGTACAGTGAAGGCATTTTAATTTAAAATTTAATCAAATACGTTTAATGGATCATTTTTAGTAGCTTCTTCCGAAAATATTCTAGCTAGTTTAAATTGTTGTCTAATAAATTCTTCTAATTGTAAATCTCTAAATTTAGACAATGAATCTCCTAATAATGTTTCATTAGCGTTTATTTGTTGTAAAGTATTATTATTAATAACTTCTTGAATATTAGTAGGTAATTTATTCATATCTAATATGTTAATCTTAGTATCATTAGCATCTAATTCACCATCATCTAATTTTTCGTATACTCTTAGCATTCTACCTTTCATAATTTCAGCTTGAACTGTTGCCATGCTTACATCACCTACAGCTTTTCTTTTTACTTCTGTTACATAGTCTTGTAAAAATTCTTCTCGTTGTTTTTCTAAATCTGCAACATTTATACCTTGATTTTTTCCATTATTAATAGCTATTTGTAAATCAAATATTTCGTTAGCTTTATCTATTGTGTCTTGAGTTAAATCGTCAATACCTAATATTTTTCTCTTAGCAGATTCTAATCCTCTTTTCCAAGATTTATATTCACTTGTATTTTGGTCTGGTGGCTCTGGCTTTAATTGTTTATAAGTCTCTTCAGCATCTTTAAGTTTTAATAAATTAAGTTTAGAATTAAATCCTTCTTGATATTCTGCTATTGCTTCTACTGCAGCTTCATAGGTCATACCACCAGCAACCCATTCTTCTCTAATACCTCTTCTTAATCTTAAACTATCTTCTCCGGTTTCTGCTAAACCACTTTGAGTTAATAAAGTAGTCAAGTCGGAATTACTAATTTTTAGATTTCCAACTGTACCTCTCTGTTTTTGAATACGAGTTATTTCATCTTTATTAAATTCTTTTATTCTAGTTTTTTGTGCATCTCTTGTTAATTTTAATTTTGCAATTTCTTCGTTATACTTATCTTGATTGCTACCTATACCTATTTTACTAAATGCTTTATGAACTACACTAACATTAGCCGGAGCATTTATTTTATTCTTTTGTGCTGTATAATAATCCATGTATGGTTTGGTAAACTCTTCTTTAGTAGTAATAGTTTTATCTAATTTATTATACTTTTCTAAAAATTCATTGTTTTGTTTATCTGCAAATTCTGTCATCCACTTCAGTTTATATCTTGCAATATCTCCACCTTGTAAACTCATTAATTCTTTATCTTCAATATGTGCATCGTCAAAAGCTTTTTCAGCATCAGCCCTATAATAATTTAAAGCACCATTCTTTTGAATATTTTCATATTGATCTGATAATTCTACTCTTTTATTCCATTGATGATTTAATTTTGCAACTTCTAAAGTTTTTTCTTTTTCAAGTTCTTGTAAATTTTTTAAAACATTATTTCTCATTTTAGCTTCTTTAGCATTTAAAAATATAGAAGCTAATAAAATATTTCTAGACCTATTACTTTTTTTATTATTCTGAGAAAAATATGAACTGGCTAAATCACTAAAACTTTTCCCCGAACTTTGCCCTAATAAACTTTTAAAATCAGTTGCCATAATTATTCTCCTTTACTCAATAAACTTTTATTTGAAACAGTTTTTACTTTTTCTAATAAACTTGGACTTAGTTCTACCTCTTCAACCATTTCTCTAACATTTTCTGGTATTACTCTTGGATTAATATTTGATACAGCTTTGTTTTTCATATTATCTAATTCATTTATTCCTTCTTTTAAAAGTCCTAATTGTTTATCAGAAGACATTTCTGTAGGTTGTTCTATGTCTCCAGCTTCCATTTGATATTCAATATCAGCCTTTTCAGCTAGTGCCATAATCATAAACATAGTTGGTTCCATTAACAATGTCATTAAATCTGGATTCCATTTACCTTCTAAAAATCCTGAATACAAAACAATAGACGCTAAATCTACGATACTAACACCATTTGAAACTGATAATAATAAATTAGTTGTTGTTTCAGGCTCAGTTAATATACCAAATACGTAAGTAGTAGCTTCACTAGTATTAACAAACTCGGAAGGCTGCTCCCACTTGTAAGGTTGATCCGGACTATTTGTAAGAGATTGTCCGGGTATAGGTCTTCCTGTATCAAGACTATTTCCTAAAAATTCTACTGCTTTATCTGAAACTGCCATATCCTTATCCTATTAATTTTTGTGGTGTTAATAATGGTTGATAAAATTGTGCCATCCATGATGGACTGCCTGTACCATATAGTGTTTGTTGTGATAGTTCTTGAAAACTTAATGGTCTTGTCATTCCTGTCGCAGTCATTGCTGAAGGAGATACTTCACGTATATAATTTCCTTGAGCTGCTTCCATTAGTGGCTGAGATGCAACTGGACCTTGTGCAAAAGATTGTTCTTCTTCTTCTCCAAACAATTCTGATCCTACAATATTTAATGCAGCATCAGGAATAAAATCTCCTTCTACGACATAATCTTTAATATCTGTTGCAGTATCTTTTGCAAACGTACCAATTCTTTCCGTTATAGATGGTGGAGTTGGTAAAGCTGTGTCGCTAATTCCCTCACCTATAAATGTAGGATCACTTGTAAAATCTATTTTAGGAGATGCAATATCTTGTTTTGTTAATAAATTACTAGCATCAATATCTACAGTTTCGGTAACCTTATCTATTGGTGAAACTCTTTTTGCAATAGTTCTTGTTTCTCCCATTACAGCATCAGCACCAGAAATTGTATCAACTTTTCCTGTAGCTCCACCTGTTACATCTGTTTGTTTTGCTTTAGCTATTACATCATCAGATAATACTTCTTTTACCTCAGCAACAGCTTCTGTAGGTGTACCAAATACATTATTTTTTAAGTTTGTAACTTGTTGCGATATAGCACTTGTTAATCCGGGAAATAAAACTTTAGCACCTCCCCACATAACCATTGACAATCCTATACCACCGATAAGACTACCAAGTTTTTTACCAAAAACTTTGCTGAGTGCTCGTGTAACTTTTCTACCTATTTTTCTTAGTTTTCCCATGTTTATCTTCCCGGTCTAAATACTGGTTGTGTATATGCACTGTTATATGAAGTTGATAAGCCGGATAATAAACTTGTCAGATAATCATCATATTGTTCACCAGACTTACCTTCGTTAGCCATAGCTGTTGCTATTATTTGTGCTTTTCTATTTTCTTCATTTTCAAAAGCTCTAAAATCAAAGTCAGCTTGATCTCTTAATTCTTGCCATAAGAATGATTGCGACTGCATACTTAAACCATAAGCATTCTGTGCGTTCTGCATATTGATTTGATTTTGTGCAGCAGTGTTAATTGTATTAGCTTGTCTTCTCCACTGAACATTAGAAGCTTCAACAGCAGCAGCATTTTGTGCGTTCCATTGATTCCTTGCAAAGTCTTGTTGAGCATTAAATTGATCTACTTGTGTTATTAACTGAGCATTAAATTTATTTACATCTGCTTGTCTTTGTGCATCTCTAGCTGCAGCAGCGTTAGCTTGTGTAGCATTGAACTGGCTCATAGCATTCATTTGAGAAGCATTGTATTGATTCATCTGTGCTTGTAAGTTAGTCATAAACTGATTAGTTTGATTCTCACTAGCAGCATTAAACTGAGCTGCAGCATTTTGAGCAGCTTGATTACTTAGTACACGTTGTTGATTTTGTTGAGCCTTTAACACATTTGCTTGTTGCTTATTGTTTAAGTTTTGCATATCCATTTGTAGGAATGCTTGAGCATTTTGTATCTGCGTTCTTTGATTAAAATCTGCTTCTGCTAAGTTAGCTTGAGACATTAGTGCTGCATCTTGTATAATAGCTTGTTGATCCATTGTAGCATCTGTTATACCTACAGTTTGTAAGAACTTACTATTAGATAATGCAGTTTGTTGGTCAGCACTAAACTGAGCCATGTTAAGTTGAAAAACATTACTCGCATTTGCAAGTGCTGTTTGTTGTCCTCTTGCAGCATTAGCTTCAGCTTCTTGAGCTTCGATAGCTCTTTGCTGTCCTACACTAGCTTGTATAGCCTGTGCATTAGACTGTGCAAGTGGCATAGCGGATGTTATAATAGCATTGAACAAAGCATCTCTGCCTACTGTAGATGCTGACATACCACGTTGAGCTAATATAGATTCTACTGATGCAACAGCAGGTCTAGCCCATGTAGGAATCTCACCTTCTTCAATACCTTTTAATAAACTATCTAGCTGATTAGATACTAATGCATCTTCAGGTAATCCAGCAATAACTCCACGTTCAGCTTCACTGAAATCCATCAGTCTAGCTTCTAAAGCTTCTGGATCGTTACCAAGTTCTGTAATATCTGCATCACTGAGTCCAGCATTTGATAGTTGTCTTTTAGCTCTTGTTACTCGTGCTAAAGAACTTCCAACATTTTGTACTGCTGTAGATTGAGCTTCAGGACTTAATGTACCTATAACTCTCTCAGCTAATGCACCTTCTGGAATGTCAATTGTTGCAGCTTCAGTTGGGTCTATACGTTCAACACCTGCAGCTTCTGCAATAGCATCTTCTGATACTTGACCTTCTGCAGCTTCTACCTGTGCATCAGGAGCTACAGTAGTTGCTGTCATTTGTGCAGCTTGTATCTCTTGTGGAGTTTGTGCGGTTGTTACATCACCTGTAGTAACTGTCTCTGGTGCAACTTGTGCAGCTTGTGCAGCAGTAACCTTTGTAGGTGCTGCCATTGTTGTAGTTGTTGTTGGTATATCTGTAGAAACTTGTTGAGCTTCTGGAATAACTGCAGATTCAGGTACAACACCTTGTGCAGATTGTTGTATCGTTTGTGCAGTATCAGAAATACGTTCAGTTCTTTCTTGACCGGCTGTAGTTGGTCTTCCCATTTGAGACGGGGTTATGTTCTCAGTTGTATTATTATTTAAACTATCTAAATAATTTTGATAGGCTGCTTGTTGAGATTCTAAAAATTTTTGATTTCCTTTTGCATCTCTTATAGCTCCACCCAAACCACTACCTTGAGGTATATAATTTTGACCAGATGTAAAATCTTCAAAGGACACAGGAGTATTATTTTCTTGAGGTGTAGTGTTAATCTTTGCAGCTTCACCTACCTGTTGGTTTTGTACACCCTTCCTATTATTAGCTATAGCTTCAGCTCTAGCTTTTCTTTCTTCTACTTCATCACCTTCACGATATCCAACTCTACCACCTTGACGATAGTCTTCTCTAACTACAGAACCTCTAGCTCTTTTTTTTCTTTTATTTCCCATTATTAAATCCTATATACCTATTTTACTTAACTTCAAACAATTTGTCAAGTTTTTCACTGATTTTATCCATCCTATCCATGATGGCATTCATATCATCTCTTAATTCATTCTTAGTAACATACTCTTTCGCAATCTCTTCACGTGTCTTATTTAAAAGTATGTCTTGTCTTTTTAACTCTGCTGCGTTTTGTCTAATCTGAAACCAGATAGGAGCAAGTACCAAAGTTATAAGAACATTCCAAACAATGTAAGGTGATACCATTTCCATGTTATGTTATCTATTCAGGAGTCACAGGTACAAAGTTACCTGTAATGGTTAAGCCTTCTTTGTCTGCTGCTAGTTTAATTGCATAGTCACTTAAACTTGTGTAAGTGCTATCGTCATAATTTGGACCAGCACCAATACGACCTTCTTTAGCTTCTTCCCAAGTTCCGGGATTTGTGCTTGATTCATTTACAAGTCTGCCACAAGTATACTTACCTGCCATAGTTCCACCTGCTTCTTCAGACTCTTTAATATAAATCATATTAACGGTTTTACCATTAATTGTTGTTTCTGTTACTGTCTTTGCCATATTTTTCTCCTATTCACTCCATGCTTGAGTTAAATCATAATTATAAGTTGGGTGGTCTGCACCTACTCCTATCATTGGTGTTTCTGCAGAACCTCCTAAGTAATAAACTTCTAGATTGTTACTATTCCAATAGTCTCCACCAATTCTACATCTAATTTGTAAAGTATCTGCATCTTGAACAGTCATTGTAGGGTAAGTTCCATCTCCTGAACCACCACCATTAAAACTTGGGTGTCCTCTGTGAATAACTTCTCGTATTTTTGTAACAGTTGCATGTATCCCACTACTACCATTATCGTATCTTCTTTGGATAACCCACTCTTTCCAGTTATTACCCCAATAGTAAGTACCCCAATTATGAGAAGCAATAAAGTGAGTTGTAAATCTAGTATCAAAACCACTTCTTACATCTGCTGTGCTAGTAGGTACAGTTACCGTATCTTGAACATCTACAGGTAGATAAAAATCAAACTGCATTGCTCCACCATTAGAACCATCATGTCCACCATTACTAGCATATGTGTTTGATTGAGCACATGCTATCATTATCCCACCATTTCCACCTATTAATGCCATATTAAGTTACACCCAAAATGTTTGATAATATCTATCGTCATAATCTGCACCTCTACTACCAAGTCCTGAAGGTGCTCCTGAATTTCTACCAACAAAAGTAACATCAGTACCACCACCTAAATAATATACTTTAACTTCGTTTGCTGTAAAATAATCTTTGTCTTGTCTGACTCTTAATTTACCTGCTGCATTATCTTGAACTGTTAAAGTAAAATCGCTTGATGAATCAAAACTACTATAGTTATCTCCAACCTGTTCACTTAACTGCATAATATATCCACTTGAACTAGCATTTGGATTTCTAAAATAAATATATTCTCTATAAACTTGTCCGTAATAATAAGAACCTACAGCATGTATTCCTAGTTTTATAGCACACCCAGAAGTTGTAGTTGGGTGTGTGGCTGCATGTAAATACACAGGGTCTTGAGTGTAGTTAGTTCCACTTGTAGGTTTGGATGTTTGTAATGAATCAATATTAGTTATTATAGGAACTACAAAGTCCATTTGTTTTGCAACGTTATCAGTATTTTCTGCTGAACTAAAAGCTGCTATAATTGGTCCTTTAAATCCACCTATTAATGCCATGCTATACTCCTATTTCCAATCATCGTCTTGTCCATATCTAGAATCATAAGTTAAGTTTCCAATGTATGGAACTCCACCACCACCATTAATAATATGCATTTCAAAGTGGTTACTGTTCCAATAATCAGGTTCTCCACCACCACCAACATTTAATCTAAATTCTCCTGTTGCAGTATCTGCAGAAGTAATTGCAGGATATGTATCTCCTGTGTTCCAGCCCGAATGTACTCTTGTATGTACAGACCAGACTGTTGTAATTTTTACTCTATTGGCTGGACTTGCTTCTCCGGTGTAATGACTTTGAATATTAAACATTCTAGCAGTTTTACCTTCGTAGTAAGTACCGTACTCAGCAACTAAAATTTGACATGCATTAGCTAAGTTACTTGAATTATAAATAGTATCATCAGCATCTTTACCTGATTGAGCTGCTGTTAGTGTAGCATTAGGCATTACTGAACTTGCATTAGAAAAACAAGGTATTTTAAAATTTACATAAATTTCACCAGCATCATTTACAACAGTAACATCACTTGCAGCTTGATGAGTTTGACCATAGCCTACCATTTGCCCATTATTACCACCACCATAAAGAGACATACTAAACTTCCTCTAATTTAAACTTGTATTGTTTGCCTGTTTTTCTATTTATAATAAATAAATCTTCAGCACCCTCTTGAATTGTCCAAGAGCCTTTAGTGTTGTCTACTTCGTTAGCATCGCCTTGTTCATTAGATAACTGTAAGTCATTGGTATAAATGTTTCTCCAACGAGTTGCTGTAGCTCCTAAGTCGTAAGTATTGTTTGCACCCGGAAGTAAGTGTCCGTTGTTATCAAGAACAAGTCTTTCTGTTCCAGCAGTATCAAATCTAATTTTATCCTCATCACTGCTTTCTTCTACTTGAATTTTTGTATCACCATCAGCATCAGATGTAGCTCCTCCACCTCCAGCATCCTCCCAAGCTACTCCACTTCCTGTTGAAGTAAGCACTTGTCCGTCTGAACCTTGAGCACCATTAACTTTAAAGTTTTCACCGTCTATAGTTGTTGCATCAACTAGCCCTGCTACAGTTACTGTGTTAGCAGTTAAAGTTATTAAGTCTGTATCAGATGTATGACCAATAGTAGTACCATTAATAATTACATTATCAACTGTAAGAGTTGTAAGTGTACCAAGACTTGTAATGTTTGATTGTGCTGCACCTGTTACTGTTGCTGCAGTTCCTGATACATTACCTGTTACATTTGCTATAAGTGTACCGACTGCGTATCCTGTTGCTCCTGTATTAACTGTAGTACTTGGTGCTGTTTGAGAATCTACAAATAATGCAAATGTATTATCAGTAGATGCATCAAAATACAAACCAGCATATTTAGTTGTGCTAGATTCTACATATTTACCATAGAACCCAAAGTCTGTAGAGTTACCACTGTTATTTTGTGATAGAGCTTGGAAGTTAGAATTAGATAGTAACGAACCTGTTTGTGTTGTACTACCTGTGACTACTAAGTTTCCACTAACTGTTAAGTCGTTAGCAATGGTTACATCGTTAGATAGTTTATCACCTGTAACTTGGTCGTTTGCAATATGAGCTGTATCAATACTACCGTCTGCTATTTGAGCAGAATCAATCGCATCGTCTGCTATCATAGAATTTACAATAACATCACTACCAATTACAAAGTCTAATGTATTATCACTATCATCATAAGTTACTGCTATTCCAGTTTCTGTGTTTGAACTAACCATAGCACCAACTGTATCTGAAATAGTTTCAGCAAGTGTTGTACCATTAACTGTTATAGCATCAGCTTCAAGTGTACCATCAATATCAACATTACCTGAAATATCTAAAGTAGCAGCAGTTAAAGAACCTCCAATAGTTAAATTACCTGAACTAGGATTATAAGTAAATCCTGTATCAGTTTCTAATCCTTGACTTCCAGTAGCACCATCAACAAACACAGGGAATATAGTTTCGTCTGTACTGTTATTAGCTGATACTGTTACAGAAGTTGCAACTGCTGCTGTACCTGTAATATCACTTGAAGTTAAAGCAATTGTACCTGTTGTCGCTGGTAAAGTTGCTGTAATATTACCACTAAATGCTGAGTGAGCAGGTGCTTGTAATCTTGCATAGTGAGCATTAGATGATTCACAATAAAAATCTATATATGATTGTGTACCACCATTTTTAATTGCTATAGCACCTTGAGATATAGAAACACCATTTGTAGAACCACCAGAAATATCTAATGTTCCTGCAACATCTCCGTTACCTGAAATATCTAATGTAGCAGCATCAAGTTCTCCAGAGATTGTGATGTTTCTACCACCAGTAATATCTTTATTAGAGTCTGTAATAATAGCTTTACTTGCTATAACTGTACCATTTGTGATACCATCAATAAGATTTATATCTGCTGCACTTGCTGTTACACCATCAAGAATGTTTAACTCTGCAGCAGTACTTGTAACACCGTCAAGGATATTAAGTTCTGCAGCAGTAGACGTTACACCATCTAAAATATTTAGTTCGGCTGCTGTTGATGTAACTGCTGTACTGTTAATAGATAAAGCATCTGTTTCTAGTGTTCCGTCTATATCTACATTTCCAGATATATCTAAACTAGGAGCAACAATTTCATGTGAAAATACAAAGTTATCATTAGAAGCACTCCAAGCTATTGATGCATCGTTTGAAGCATCTACTGCATCTTGTATAGTAATACCAGCACCATCTGCTGAAGCTGATGTATCTCCTGAACCTTTGTTAAGTGTTATATTTTTGTCTTCAACATCTAACGTTGCTGTAGATAAAGTAGTTGTACTACCGTTTACTGTTAAGTTTCCTGTAACTGTAACATTACCACCAACTGCTAAGTTACTAGCCATGTCAACAGCACCATCAATATCTACAACATCAAGGTTTGTAGTTCCGTCTACATCAATATCACCGCTTACATCTAAAGAACCTGCATCAAGTTCACCTGTAAGTGTAATGTTTCTAAAGCTTCCAATGTCTTTATTAGAATCTACTACAACTGCTTTAGAAGCTGCTACAGTTCCTGCAGTAACTCCATCAATTGTTTCTAATTCTGCTTCAGATATATCAGCACTACCAATAACAAAGCTTGTACCTGTAATAGCTGTACCTGTAATTGCAGCAGCACTAGAGCCACCAATTATAGCACCATCAACTGTACCACCATTAATGTCTGCAGTATCAGCTACCAAGCTGTCAATGTTTGCAGTACCATCAATAAATAAGTTTCTCCATTGTTGAGTAGAGCTTCCTAAATCATAAGTATCATCATCGTCTGGTATAATATTAGAATCAACATCAGCACCAAATACAACATTGTCAGTAGCTGCATCACCCATTGTGATTGTACCACCATTAAAAGTTGTTGTACCTGTAACTGTAAGATTACCGCCTATACCAACATTGCCAGTAGTAGTAATAGAATCTATGTATGCATCTTTAAAATATAAAGAACTGGTACCTATATCAATATCACTATCTGTAACAGGTACAATAGCACCATCGGCTATGTATAACTGTTGTACTGGACTACTAGATACTTGTACATAAAACTCAATGTAGTTATTTGTTGTATCAATTAATACTTTGTTATTGGGAGCTGTTTCTCCTGCATCTCCAATCAATCCTATAACTGGACCTTCAGCAGTAGTACCGTCATGTTTATGACCACCTGTATTGCTAAATGCACTTAAAAGTTGATTGTATTCATCATTAAATAGTGCAGCAGTTATCGTGTCTCCATCTACGAATGAACTCTGTCTTATGTAACCTGCCATTTGTTTATCTCCTACCTGAAGGTATAAAATCTATATATAAACCATTTATTATATATGGTGCTTTTGTATCGTCTGAAATTACTGTAAAATTATTACTTGTTCCACTTCCTTGTAATGGTATTCTTATCATTGGGGCTGCTGTACCTCCAAATACCGTTGCATTAAAAACAGCTTCTGCAAATATTGCAGGTGGATTAACTGTTCCAAAAGAAAAGTCACTTGCTGGTTGTGGAATATCTTGACTATTAAAATCATATTTAACTTGAAGTGCTGGAGTTACAATTCCTTCTGCTCTAACAGATACTCTAACATAGTGTAAAGTTTTTAAAGTTCCTAAGTCTCCATAGTCATAGTCTGGTGTGGCATATCTAGCAAGTATGTTAGACCCATTAAAGTCGTTACCTGAATCGTGTACAAGCACATAGCCATCAGTATCACCGTGAAAATATTTTTCAACACCATTGTTATCAAACCCAGCTCCTATACTGGTTACTTCTATTCCTCTTGTTTCTGACCACTCAAATCCGTTTGGTCTAAGTGTTCCTATAATTCCTTGTTGTTGTGCATTAATAACACTTGTATCAGTATAAAATAATCTGTACTGAGACTTTTCTCTAATAACGGTACTTGAAATTACATACTTATCAATGTTTTCTGCTAACTGTGTAATAATTGGTTGGATAGCTTTACTAACTGTACCCAACTCAACGTCTCCAATCCTTGCAGTACCAGCAACTGTTCTTAGTCCATCTGGTGCTAAAAAGATAAGGTCACCACCTATTTCTTGGATGCTGTAGCCTGATAGACAACCAATGTTCTTTGCTACTGGAACTACCACCGGTGTACCGTTTATATCTTGTAGCTTAAATATACTGTTTCTACAAAATATAAAAAGTTCTTGACGGAAACTTCTAATACCTACTATCTGGTCTGATAAGGTTATTGAACCTGAACCACCACCACTAAAACTTGTCGGGTCTAATAAAGAACTATAGAATACTGTACTTAAATTATCTTCAACACCTGCTGCAACTAAACGCTTGTCATGTATTGTTACATGTTGAGCTTTCTTGGTAGATGAATGTGTTGGGTCTATTGTTCCTGAAAAAAAAGTTCTAGTGTTAATGTTAGCACCAGTACCTTCCATTCTAAAATAATATATTAAATTATTTGCATCAGCAATCATTAACATACCATAATCGTATGTTGGTCCTTCAAACAACGCAAAACTTACTTGTCCTTGCGATGTTCTTGATAGTGTACTACGTCCTGTAAAAGTTGAGTAATTATCTCCACCAGAATCTACTGAACTTCTACTAACGTTTAACCAACTTGTACCATCTTGACTAAAAAATATTCCTGTCGATGCACAAGCTATAACTCCATCACCGTAAGGTATAACTCCAAGAATAGTATCAGCACTACCACTTACTAACGCAGCACTACCAGCCCCTAATCTACTATAACCATTGACACGTCTATAACCACCTTTAACAGATACTTCAAAGTTTCTAAGTTCTGTAGCTACACCCGGAGTTTTAAGTAAGTCAATCTGATTAGAAGCTTTGACTAAACCACCAGCAGATGCAACTGTATAAGGTTGTGATGCTGCCATAAATTAAAAGTACTTTCTATCGTCTGTCATAGTACGAGGAGTAGGATTAATCAAATTAGATTTCATGCTCCTCAATGCTTTCTTGTAATCGTCCATAGCAAACGCTGCTTGTTGTGGAGATTCTTTGAACTGCCATACATAATATCTTGTTCTAGCAGTTATGACATTCGTGTATTGTTCGGGAAATACAACTGTATCTCCATGAGCTGAAAGCTTTGTAGGCTTTTCAAACGCATAGAAATGTACATTGTAAACTTTATCAGGGATTGGACTTAAACCAAACTTCCTGCCATCTGGTGATTTAATAACCCTACAAGGCTCACCATATGATTGTGACCCTGCATCATCTGCATTTTCACTGTCTCTATAATATCGTTTCCAATCAGCTAAGTTTAAAAACTGTAATCCTCTTGAGACAAAAGGAGCTGATTCACCACTCACGTTAATGGTGGTTAAATAAAAATCATCCCAATCTATCGAAGCGTAATCATCTTTAACACTTGAGCTACTTGATTTTAACTCGTACCATCTAGTACCAGCTACTGTAGCTACGGTTACGTTTCCATAGAAGGGGTCAGTTTCACCACTTTGACCTACTGTAAAAAATGGTAACTGTGGTTCTTCATTTGCTATATCAAATATAGACTTGTTGATGGCATCCTTAGTAAACTGCTGAAGTCCTACAGCACTTGAAAAGTTTGCAGACGTAAGAGGTATCTCATTGAGTTCTCTTAGTACTTCGTTAGTTAAATCTAAATATGTTGTTGCCATTATTTTTTATGAACCTTTTGAATTGGAAAGTTTGCTTCTAAAGTAGCACCTTTATGCTTGACAAACTTGCCAGTGTGTTTCATTAATTTATAACTACCATTTTTCTGTTTCATCCAATGGTGTCCTTTTGGAGCTTTAACTTTCATGTTTTAAAGTTCTTTTGCTGATGGCATTTCACCATTGCTATAATGAGGTTGTCCACCTTTGTTATACATTAAACGACCACCTGTATTTTTTTTAGTTCTTTGCATACCACCATATCTATTTGGTTTTCTGCCTATCATTGATTCACCGTCAGCTATTTTTTTAGACATTTTAATTTCATTAATAATTTTTCTTCTAAGCTGTTTATCATTTAAACCTACAGCTTGTTCAGTACCGCTTAACTTTTTTACCATATTATTAACATATTCTTCAGAAATTTTTCCACTGGGCATTAAACCCTTCATTCCTTTATAACTTCTTTTTGGTTGAGTTTCCATTACTTCTTTTCCCCAATTGTTTTGATTTTATCTTGTTGATAATTCACTGTTAAACTTTCGTTGTATCCTGCCATGTCTTTACACATCTCTTCTTTCTCTTCGATAGAGTTATAATCAGATATGTTTCCACTTGGTTTTGGATTTCCTGTTAATCTTTCTTCCATTTTTATTCCTTTAAAAGTGGAGGAGTCCGGAAACTCCCCCGTTAGACTGTTTCGTCAATACCTTAAAACTGTATATTAACCCGCTTGAGTTGTTGTAATACCGTCTTGGACTTTACATTGTCCATCAAGATACCAGTTAGTGCCATCAGACCATACATGAATAAAATCTCCATGTACTGCCTTGTTAGCTACAAATGAGACTGTATCTGCATCTGTAACAGTTGCTACACTTCCTGCTGCATCTTCCGGAGAAGATACGTTACCCACAATGATATTAGCACTAGATGCTGTAACTACGGTATGTGTACCAGTAGGTTCTGTTGCTCCAATGTAAAACCAGTACTCTAATCCTGCTGCTGGAGTAGGTAGAGTTTGAATTTTAGCTGCTGCTACATTTAAAACATAACGAGTGCCTGATTCTGCTGCGGTAATTGTATTTGCTGCGGTAATTGCTTCAGTGTCTGAAGGTTTCTGGACCTTAGTCGCTAACTCACGAACATCATTTGTTCTTGCTGAGTTTCGACCAGTGTCTCTTATATTTACTATTGCCATATTATTTACCTCGTGTAAAATTTATGCGTTAAAAAAAGAGGAGGAGTCCGAAGACTCCCCCAAGTTGACATTAGTCAATGCCGTAGAAAGCACCTACAATTGCTTCGTCTCTGAGTACTTTCGCACCATAGACATGCAATCCTCTAACAATATCACCAAAAGAACTAGGGTCTCTAAGGACCTCAGTTGATGTTATTGCTTGAGCAGTAGCTGTAGATGAAATATGTCCAGCCAAACATTTACCAGCAGCATTAGATGTGTCAGCAATGTTGTTTGATTTATACATACTAAATCCACGTAGTTTTCCACTTGATACTAAACCATTTCTGATTGAGCCTTGTCCACCATTGTAGTCTACTGACAACAATTTAGAACTAGATTGTCCTAGAACTTCATAGAAATCAGGACTTGCAACAAACCAACGACCTTCTTCAGGTACGTTTTGTTCGTCTAATAGTCTTGCCATTCTACCCATAAGGTCTAGAGGGTCATGTTCGTTAGAATCAAAACCTATGTCTAGATTACCTGTACCATCGAAAGTTCCAGCAGCTAAATCAGTAGCGTTGTCAGAACCTAAGACGTGGTTAGGTGATGAAGCGGACAATCCTGCAAACATAACAGCTAAGACAGCAGCATCATATGAATCTTTCAATGCATATGCAGCAGAGCTTGAAGCTACTTCTTTAAAGTTAACGTGTGACATTTTAGTCTCAATATCATCTACGATGAATTTGAAAGCTTTGGCACTATCAACAACTAAAGAAA